TTTTTGTTGGTTTAATATCTAGAATTCAATCACAAACTAAGTTATCAGTTGTTGTTCCTATTTTATTCCAGGCGGAGCTTGATAGAACATCAAGTACCCCTATGATAGAAATGTCAATAACATCAGAGGATGTAAGAGAGTACATGGAGGGAGAGTGTCATTATGGACTAGCACGTACATATACGAAAAGATCATTATTGAATCATCTTTGTGATGAGCAATTTGAAGCAGTCGGAGATTATGTTGGATCGTTGCTAGATAATTACGTTAACCCTCAATCAAATTTTAGAAAATCAGAATTCTATGATAAATCTGTTAAGTTTTGTGGAGCTGTAGAGAAATATGGAATACCCATTCTTCATCATCGAATGAAGGATGGAGAATATGTGAATTCTTTGTTGGCTGCTATAAGACAAATGGCTTCTTGTGGTAATGTTGTAAATCAGAGTCCATTTTTAAGTGCCGCTACTATAATGTTTGATAAGGTTTATTCTGTAGTGAAGGATGAACTTGGGAATATTAAACCATTTAGTTTGAAGCAAGTTATAAGAGGTACTCGACATACAAATCCACTAAATATGGATAGTGGTTTAGGTTGGCCTTGGCCACACTTAAAGAAGCATCATATAATAAGTGGTACTATAGAAGAACCCTATTTTGTGCAATGGTTTGCAGAACATATGCAGAAAGAATTTAAGAGAATTGATATGGGGAAACCGATATTCAATATATCTTATTTACGAGTGAAGGATGAGATTATCTTACAGGAAAAGATAGATGATGGGAAAGAAAGGATTTTCTTTGCTGGAAATACACCTTTTCTGTTGTTGTGTAGACAATATGTCGGTCCGTATTTAGATTTATTTATGGCATTTAGAGATAAATTGCCAGGGAAGATAGGTATAAATGCAACTGGTATGGAGTTCTCTGAAGTTCTGTTAAATATGTATCATGCAATGGAGCGTGACAAGACATTTCAGGATTTCTTAGAATCAGAAGGATGGATGGATGGAGATTTCTCAAAATATGATAAGAAATTGATGATTTTTAGGTTTGCTGTCCATGTGGTTTGGATGTTGGTTCAGAAGACACCTTACTATATGGACTCTAATAATACTATTGAGCTAAATAGAATTAAATCCATTTTGAGATCATTACAACAATATGTAATTATTATTGGAAATGATGTTTTTCTTATGTGTAAAGGTATACCAAGTGGAGTTCATGGAACAGCACCACTAAATTGTGTAGCCGAAGCCATTATTGAGATTCTCCAATTTTATTTTGTTTTGCACTTGCAAAGATACAATGAACCTCCAAGATTTGGGAGTTTTGTCTATGCAGGGACAAAAATGTATAAAGTGTTTGAAGAGATTTCTTTAATGAACTACGGTGATGATATAGTGAAGTATGTTCCAGAGAGACATAGACTTATGTATAACCCGGATGCAATAAGAGCATTTTCTGATTTTATAAAGATGGATATAACTCCAGCTCGAAAGCACGAGAAGGAGATAAAATTTAAGAAAGTTACTGATATAATGTTTCTTAAACGAGTTCCTACTTTGTATCCTGGTTTAGGGATTATAGTAGGAAAACTTGAATTATCATCAATTGCTAGAATGTTAGCATTCCGTGATTCAAATGAACCCGACTGGGGTCAAATGGTCATAGATCAAGCTTTGAGAGAGCTATCATTCTATCCTCCAGAAACTTTTGAAATTTTCCTAGATATCTTTGAATTACCAGCAAAGAATCAGAATGAAATTTTGACCAGTGTAGTAGAGAACACTGGTTGGTTAGTTAGAAACCAAGAAGATCTACAAAAAATATCATCCCCTCAAGATTATTATGATGAGGAGATGAGTGCCGAGCCAGGGCAGCAAATCTAGCTGAATATTTAAACATGTCCAGTTAGTCTGGCATCTTTATATTTAGGCAGCATAGCTGGCTAATT